AAATTGATCTACTTGAGACACTGAAACTCCGAGCCTCCACTTGCTGATCATTTTCACAATTTGTTGTCCTTTATCGTAGAAAAAGTCAATTGTTGAAGAGTCATCAGTTAATCCTGTTCCAGCAACTATCATAGACGCAGGACCTGCACATACGTAATCTGAACCAGTTAAACCTGAAGTCTTTACTACTTTGATATTAGCTCCTGGTAATTCGAAAGATCTTCCGTCTCCTTGATCGTAATGGTAGTAATTTTGCGCTACGAGTGATCTTCTTAGAACATTAAACGCCGCGGGCGACATAATCATGATTAAATCTTCACGATCTTTAGAAGCTTCATTTACTGCATCAAAAATGTTTAATGCTTGATCTACAGCGTTAGCTAGTGTGAATGCAGCTGGGTTAGCAGATACAGTAGCACCATTAGCTCCAGTTACTTGATCTTTAATACCTGTAGCAGTACCGTCACCGCTAATTAAGAAAGATTCATTGTACTTAGAAATTCTCTTTACGTAGTAATCAGCGATTACTTCTTCGAAAGGTACAGATTCTTGGTTTGCACCTGCCGACATTCTCTGAGAAACCCAGTAATCGCGAAGTTGGTCAGGACATAAATCTTGTTTTACTTGTTTATCTCTAATAACGATATCTACTTGCGAGAAGTTTACATCACCACTAGGGTTCCAACCACATGCTAGGTCAGCAACGTTTAAGTCACCATCCATAAGGTTGATAGCTACTGTTCCAGCTGAAAGTCCTGATCTTAAATCGATCTCTCCCATTAGGTCAGTATTCAGAACTGCTTTAGCAATTAAGTCTAAAGAATTCTCATCTGTGTATGCACTTAGTGCAGTTAAATCAAATGCCATAATAATTAAATTGTATTTTTAAATTTTTATTTACCTTTTCTGATTGCAATTAGATTTTCTAATCTTCTTTCAGTTAAGGATTTTTGGGTTGCTGCATCTTGGGAGAAGGTGTTGCGGACCTTTTTTGCAGCTGGTTCGTCAGCTACGTCATTAAATCTTGAAGTAAGAACTGATAGTTCTTCTTTAAGTTCCTTAATCTCTTCAGTGTATGGTTGTAAAAGATTAGCTACGCCTTCTAATAATTCTTCAGCGTCGAATTCTTTTTTCACTTCTTCTTCTTTAACAATCTCTTCTTCCATTTCTACTTCTTCTTTTTCTTTTTCAGAAGCTTCAACTTCGGGAGCTTGTTCTTCAATAGAACTGATCTCACCATTTTCACCTACAGTGATTAATAGACCTTCTGTAGTTTCATGAACTCCGGCTGGTGCGAATGGATCTTCTGATGCACCTTCTCCAGCTCTTACAAATAGGATTGCTCCATCTTGTAATTCACCTTCAGTGTACACTTCGGTTCCATCAACTAAAGTAGCTTCAGCAGCTTTTATCTCTACTGTTTCTTCTACTTTTTCTTCGGTTTCCATTTCAACCACAGTTTCTGTAGCAGCTCCGAGCATTACTCTAAGCTTACTAATTGCGTCATTTACTGTCATACGGTTAAATGTATTTTTAAGTTAACTTATCTAGGTTGATCTAGACAACTAGAAATATATATCTTGCTTCGATTGACAAAAGCCACGAAGGAGGAGAGGAGGGAAGGAAGAGGGAGAGTGGTTTACTTCTCTTTTTTGTCTTTATTAATAGCTCTAATACGAATTATATTAAGCGCTATACCTGTGACTAACAGTGCAAGCGTAAGTATTTCATTAATACCCATAACGGCCATTCCGCCGCCGGCTATTGTAGTTACTGTTGCAGCTGTATCTTTGATATCATTCATATTATTTTTTACTAGCTTTTTCAATAAAGTTACCAGCGATTGAAAATCCATTGAGGTCACCTTCTTTGATTTTGTTCCACGTTCCAACATCATTAATCTTATACGAGGCCATCCAAGTACCGCTAGGTACATTAAAACCTAAAGACTTAGACTTATCCATATCAGGATCTTCAACGATCCAGGATTCAAGTAATGTATTGTTCTGTGTTATATCGTCATCGTGATTGATGTCAGTATTGTTCTGTTTATTATATTCGAAAAACTTTTGTGCTATTTTCTTTACGGTATCTTTAGCGAAGAATACATGGAAAGGATTACCTTTTTCGTCTTTTCTTAGGATCATTTGATCAGGTATCATGCATGGACCTACGACTATCATCTCATCGTCATCAGAGAATCTAAATTCTGTAGAGAAAGCTCCACCTCTTGGCATTGAATTCATAGTTCTACCACCTTGGCCACTAACTCTACCTTTATTAATAACTACAGTTTCTCTACCTTCTTTATATGTTTCTAGTTCTTCCCAATAATGTTTGCAAAAGTTGCCTCCTTTAAAATCAAATATTGAGTAGGCTTGACCATCATGTCTGAATCCAGTATTGATAGAAAGACTCATGCGATCTAATTCTTCCATTGTATAGATCTTATTCATACGTAACATAGCTTTACAGAAGTTTCTCTGTGCACTTGGACCAGCATATCTATATTTAGTTTCTGGTTCTTTATCTTTATCTTGTCTACCAAGAATATCTAAACCAACGATACCTTTTAAATAATCACCAACATTTTCAAAGTTAGTTTTAGTACCATCAATAAATACCGTGTTCTCCATATCTAGGGTTTCACCACTATCAGCGGCCATTTGTAATATGAATTGTTCTATCTGCTCTTGTCTTATAGTTTTAAGCTTGTTCTGAGCCCATTCGATGCCACTGGTTCCACCCCAAGCATCCCACATTAGTTTACCACAGCCTTCAGAATATGGTGTATCAGAGTTCTTCTTATGCCTAGCAAAACTTGACATTCTAGCAATAGTATCTTCTGATATATTCTCACCTTTTGCAAGTTGATTTGCTCTTTGTTTACCTACATCAGTTCCACAACTACCCCATCCATTCTCTTCTGCCCAATCTAAGGCTCTTTGTGCATTGTTCTTTGCACTTTCTGGATAATCGTTATAGGATTCAAACTCCATATTATTTTCGATTGGAATACAATTAGGTACTTCTCTACCATTCTTATTCTTAGTTCCATAAGCAACATAACCACTTTGACATGGATTGTCTTTTAGGAACTCATCTTCAAATTTTAAAAAGTTTACACCAATAGCTGGTCTGTCGACGATAGACATAACATCAACTCCTAAGTCTTCAAACTCAAGGTTTTCCCAGTCTATCATTAATTCTATTATCTTATTCATATTATAATCTTGCTAAATCATTAATTTTTGCATCTGCTTCTTGTTGACTAGTCATATCTTCTGCTACAACATAAGCTTTAATAACTCCTGCAGTTCCGCCACCACTAGCAACGGATTCAGGACCTACTGTATTATCTATATCTGTGTCTCCAGCTGCTGCTGCGATAGCTTCTGTTGGATCGAATGTAGGTATAGATGGTGTACTAGGGGTAGATCCACCACCTGCACTACCACCACCTGGTGTTTTAGTACTTACAATAGCTTTTACATTTGCTAAACCAGTTGCAACAGCTACACCTGCAGCTAAGGCAGCACGTATAGGTGAGTCTGGTGTTAGTGTCATTTGAGATGTATATGCTTTCTGAGCTCCTAAATACGTAGAAATAGTAGCTGCTGAAATTGCGGCTGCTTTACCTGCTGCACTATCTTGTCCAATAAGGTTAGCAATAGCACTAAATGCACTTGCTGCTAATTGTAAATTATTTTCAGTTACTTGTTTTTGTAACAGTTCATCAAACTTAGCTTTTTCTTTGTTAAGTTTCTTTGACTTACCATCATAGAACTCTCTTACTTTTTGCTTTTCTTCTTCAGTAGCCTTAAGTCTATCAAGTTCTTCTAAATCTTTTTGCTGTGCTAATTCTAATTCTGCTTGTGCTTTAGCAAATTCATTCTCTACATCTTCTAGTTCCATTTCAGCTAGCTTATCACGTATAGTTTGCTTTCTAGCTATTTCTTCGTTCTCTAATTCTGCTGTTATCTTTTGTGCATCAAGTCTTCTGGTTTCTAAGGCAGTCTCTGCATCAATACGTGTAGCGATAGCTTCTGCTAATGAAGTTTCTAATTCTTCTCTCTTGTCATAGTTACCTTCTTGTGAGATTTGTAACCTTAAGTTCTCTTCTTCTAAACGAGCTTGTTCAGCAAGATTCTCTGCAAGTTTAACTTGTGCTTCACCTACTTTTTCTAAGGCTTCTTTTCTTTCTTCGTAAGTTCTATTGGTATCTTCAGCAATCTTTTGTTGAGTTTCCATCTCTTTGTTAAGGAGTGCGTTATCAACTATCAGTTTTTGTTGTGCATCTCTAATACCTCTAAACTGATCTACTAATTTACCTGCAACTTCAACTGCTTCTTTAACTTCAGCTACTACGGTCTTACCAAATTCTACAGTGGCTTCTATTGCATCGCCTACTTTGTCTGTAATATCTTCTACTCCTAACACTACTTTACCTACTGCATCTGCTGCAATCTTTCCAGCTTCACTAAAGTTACCACTAAACAGCTCTTTTATAGCGCTACCAAGTGCAGGGATGAGTTCTAAGAGACCTTCAAACCTGTTCATTATATTTTCTTTAATGGCATCTGCAAAGCTCATTAGAGCTTCTTTAGGAGAAGTGAATGCCCACATGATTTTCTCACCTAACATAGCAAAGAAATCCATTACCTTTCCAGTAATAATTCCTAAGGCTTCCATTGCGATGGCTAGCTTTCTACTTCCTTCTTCTGAATTCTTAAAGTAACTAAATAACGAAGTAAGTATAATTAGGAGAGCACCTAGTCCTGTAGCTGCAATTGCACCTTTAAGACCTTTAAATCCGGCTGTTGCTCCTTTAATACCTGCTTTCATATCAGCAAAGGCTTTCTTACCTTTCGCTAATATAGAATTCTCTTCAGCTACCTTCTTGGTTTCTTTACCGAGATTCTTCATCTCCTTCTGTAATTCCTCTACGGACTTTACTTCTTTCTCGATACCATCAATGGTAAATGTGATTTTAACTTCTTCTGCTGCCATACTATTTAGAAATATAATTGTTGACCATTTTGAATTAGCTGAATGTCATCAGCATATCTTTCTGGGTTTTCGATTCGCTTTGCACATGGTAATTCCCATTGAATCCAATAGATGCCATCTTGCCATACACCTCTTCTACCATGTTGATCCTTTCTAGGATTACCTTTAAGTTTAAACCTATCTTTCGATTTACCTAATGGTATTCTTTTAACAGGATCTCCCATTGTGAAAGGTTCGTAGACTTCGCCATTGTATGCAATATCCCATGGTCCGCATTGTTCTACACCTTTTAAGAGTTCTAACACCTTAGGTGGATCGTAAGGACCCACTATGATAGCATCTATATCATTACTAGATTCTGAGTTAGTTAAACTACCTACTAAGTATAGGTCGTAACCATGCCAATCTAAATCAAAGATTGGCTGGTATGCTTGTTGAAATTCTTGGTCTCCTAATATCATATCTTTTAGTTTATATTGTTGCTACAAAAATGTAAGGTGTTGTACCGATTGTATTGTTAAAGAATTCAAAACCATTTGTGTTTGGACAGAAACAGCCATCAAACGGTTCTCTTATTGCATCGCCTAAGCTAGTAGCACTATAGAACCAATCATTTCCACCATCACTGACACATGTATTATCTTGATCCATTTGAACTAATGTATTTTGAGCAGTTCCATACACTGATTGTAGGGTCGCCCATGTTCCATCATAACAATACCATCCATCAGTAGGTTCTGAATTTCCAGAGTCAACTCTAATAACTACTACATCTATATCATCAGCTTGTGTTTCTCCTTGACATACACCACCAACAGTATATTCTCTAATGTATGAGATATCTGATGTAGGAATTACTACTTGACAACTAACTAAGACTGAGGTTAAACTAGTTTCACAACCTACACTATCTGTAAGTACATAAGAATATGTAGCACTTGCTAATCCAGTTCTTGTTAAACTAGTACTACCATCAGACCATAGGATAGTGTATGGTGCAGTTCCACCAACTCCTGAAATAGTTACTGCTCCATCTGATGTATAACAATCAGAAGGTTCTGTAATGTTTGCTGATGAGCTTAATTCACTTGCACTAGACTGTGGCACTGTAATAGTATCTGTTGAGGTTGAACCAACATTATCTGTTATTGTAATTGAGTAAGTTCCAGGTGTTATGTTATCTATTAGACCAGGGTTAATGTTAAATACACCGCTATCACCACTACTAGAACTCCAACTAACTGGGAATTGAGGTAGAGGTGCACTAAATACATAAGTAATTTGTCCATTCGAACCATTAAAACATGAAGGACCTTGAGGAGTAGCAGTAAAGTTAAGTGCTGCATCGCTAACTGGTGTTGCTACATAATCTAATAGTTTAATTAATTGAACTTTAACAGGACCTGTTTCTCCTATTTGTGCATCGTTAATCTTTTCAGGTCTATAATACGTACCATCTACAAAAATAACATCATCAAATGAGAATGTTTGTAGGTCTACATTGTTAAGAGTAAAGTATGCAGTGATTCTTCTAGCATTCTTATCGTATAATGAATTAATATAACCTGACCAATATGTATTGTACAAGCTTCTTTGAGTAATTAAACCATTATATCCACTTACATTATCTCCCCAGTAGGGTATGTCTACATTCCAGTTTAGGACTTCCGAGTCAACTGTCATTGGCCATTCATTATAGTAACTAACCATAGGATAATAGTCTAAACCATTAACATTCTGTGGCATGCCAACCATATACCAATGACTAGTATTAGTTAAGATTTCTTGTAATCCATTATAGTATAAGAATCTTGTTTTAGGTTTAATTGGTAGGTGCTCTAAATTGTTATTAGTAGAAATAGATCGTGTAGTTAATTGAGGTATAATAAACCTAGCCGTATCACCAGCTGCTTCTATTTGTGTAACAGGAGTAGGAGCCCAATTTGTCTCTATGTTTCGAGTACCTTTTAGCAACTCATTACCACTATCAAACTGTAAATAACCAAATGTATTTTTATAGGCTTGTTGGTGATATGTGTTAATAAAGTCACCATCTTCTTTATGTTTAAATTCTATTTGATCTGACTGTGTGTTAAATAGAGGTTCTATTATAAAATCTTTATCTCTAATTAGTTTATCTGACCAATCGTACAGATCACCAGATGCAATGTAATCAACAAATGGCTCAATGATAAAGTTTCTACTATCTGCAGGATCTGGACTCATTACAAGTCTAAATGTAGTTAATAGATCTTTTATAAATTCTATTTGCTTATAGTCACAATCTAAACTTGCAGTAGGTAACGAGGCTCCTGGTGCAGCGACAGTTTCAAATCTTGAAAGATTAACTTGTGCTTGACTAATAGGACCGTTAGTTTCTAACTTTAAGTGAACTTGATCACCTGCTGTTAAACTAATAATACCTTGTACTGTAAGAAGCACAGGTGTATTAATACCACCACTATTATATGAACCAGTTGCATATACTGTTGAACCTATAGAATTAGTTAATAAGAGTCTAGCATCTATTGGTGAACCTGTTTGTGGATTATCATAGTAATCAAACCAACCAAGGTATTGTGCATCTGCTTGAAAAATGTAACTACCTGTAACTGGCGCTACATATTTACTACTAGTATTTGAATACTGATAGTTCTTACCATCAGATGTAAATGTATTACCACTTGAAGGATCGGCAACAGAGTCATTAACTATGATATCATTAAGTCCACTACCTGTTACTTGTTGTGTAGTCGTATCATTAGCTAACATAATATTATTTGAGTTAGAATCTAAATCAAGATCTACTCTCGATTCATTACCAAAGGCACTTACATATAGTTGTTTAAATTGATCACTATCAAAGAATACACTTGTAAAGGTATAACCAGCATTTGAGAATATTTCATCTACTAGTCTTTTAGCTCTAATCATAGGTTTAAACCTATTTAAATCTAAGGACTTAAGTACTTGATTTTCAGGACCTTGTGTAAAGTTATTAGAACCATGTAGAGATATTCTGGCTTCTTGTACAGCTCCTGCATCGTCATAAGTATTACCAAAGTCAATTAGAGGATATAGAACATCTCCATTCTTAAGACCATCTGTTAATGTAGGTGTTTGTGAAATGAAGTTTTCAGTTATAGGATCCCACTTTGTTTCTGAAGGATATGCTGACCAGCTTTTAGCAAGCTCATCAAAGCTTACTGTATGTGATAAGTCTGTAATATTAAGACTACACATTGTAGCATCTCCAATAGCACTCGAAAAGTCTCTCGTTTCACCTAAGAATATAATCTCATAGTCTATCTTATCTTGTGAGCCATTAACAAAGATTCTTTGTAATCTAATGTGTCCTTGTCTAAACTCTGCACCATCTACTATGATTTCTGCAGGTTTCTTAACAGTAACATCATAATCAATACCGTCAACTAAGAATGCCATTTTAAAGAATTCATTATTGGCACTAGTTGCAGGAACTCTAAGTGTTCTACTAAATACTGACTTAGCCTCTGCATTTGTAATATCTTCTACAGATAGGTTAAGTTTGATAGGTTGAGTCTCGTAAAGATCTAACCAATATTGATCAAGTCGCCTTGAATCATCGTATACTTTTAATTGAATCATATTATCCTCTTTGTGATTTCAGGTTGTTAGCTAGTTTAAACTTAATTTCATATTGGAATAGTTTATCTTTTCTATAAGACTTTTCAGTCCAGCTTGTTGAAGTAATATTACAACCAAAGAAAAAAGCCTCATAACCTGCAGGAGCCGATTGTCCTAGTCTAACTCTAACATCTGGTGAGTTAAAGAGACCTTCTAAGTAATCTGCTTCTTCGTCTGATAGATATCTTGTCATAGCTGTAAAGGTTTCTTGTATCTCTTGTGAGTAAGTAGTAAAACCTCTAGCACCAGACGTAGTTGCGTAGTTAGCGCCATTGTAATCTACTGTGTTAGCTAAGAAGTTATTAGCCTTTCTTTTTGTTGATCTTACATTCTTTTTGGTAAATGTATAATAGTCTCTAAAACCATACGAGTTTAACCAAGAGAATTGTATGTTATCATAATCTAAACAACCTGTATTATTATATACTGCACCTCTACCATAGATTCTGTACATCTGAACCCAATGAATTGATTCGTCAGTATAACCAGTAAATGTAGCTAAACAAGTTCCTGGTGTCCATGCTACGGTTTGTACGTAATAGTAGGCTACTGCAGGGTCTAGTGTAAAATTAACACTAAGTAAACCATCAGTATATGTGAAGTTAACTAGGTTTTGTGGACCAAGACCTGCTGTAATTACTGCTGTATTATTTTGAGGTTGGTTACCATCACCATAGTCTATATTAGGACCACCACCGTTTGCTACAACATTAGGAATAATTACATCATCTACTACTGTTCCATCATTTTCATAAGTAGTAATTCTAAATCCTTCGATACCTTGTGCTGATGCAGGTGGACTAGGTAAGCCACCAGTATAAAGAGGATTAAGGTAACTAACAGTATGTAAGTCAGATGCAAAGACATCGTGTATTTGTACCTTAGTATTAATACCAATTGAACTAGGAGCAGCTACACCCATTGTGGCTAGTTCACTACCTCTAATATATGAGGTAAAGTCACTCAGTGGTTGACCGTTTGAATAGATGTTAGTACATGGTGGATTTGAATCATCACCTTGTATTGCACCTTGATAAGGGCCTTCTTGCCATGTTAAATCATACCATGGTTTCTTTCCACCTATTACATTATAAGGACCATAGGATTGTGGTCTAAGATCTACCACACCACTAGTTTCATCTCCTATTCTTAAGATGTATTGTTCTACTTCTTGTTCAGAGTTTTGTAAGTTAGCGGGTGAGACACTACCTAAACCTAATAGTTCTGTATCAATAGGTGATACATGTACATAAGTCTGTAAGATGTTTTGTATATCAAAGATAGCTTTACCTTGTGAGTTTGCTGTTTGTCTAATGTCTGCTAGGATGGTACCACCTAATGTTCTAACTTGTAAAACAAATTTAGTAGCTCCTGTTGTTAAATTACTTAGTGTAACAGGGTTAGGGCCATAAGCTAGGTTATAGTCTCCTGGTGATTGTGTTAATGAAACTGTTGATGCCATATTAAAATTCTTGAGTTAATTGTTGAGCCACTCCGTCGGCTATTATTTCTGTTATTAGGTCTACGTCAAAGAAACCTCCTCTATATGGAGGCAAACCAAACTTTCTTTTTTTATATGCATAGAAGGGTTCGGATGTAGGTCTAGGACTTACTCCGAACGGTACTTCGTTTGCTAATGTGTTTTCGTCCTTGCCGTTAACACCAAAGTTTTGGAACATACCATAGTCTAGCATTTCTATAAAAACTGAGTCATTCTGTACTTTTGCTTTTATAGAATCTTTTAAATACCCGTCTTTGAATGGTGCTGCGCTTTTAATATCATCTACAATAGGACCTGCAATCTGTAATAGGATTGCACTAATATCCGTCAGTGATTGGCCAAAACCTTCTAGTTGTTGTTCAAATTCGTTTAATGTCATCTTAGCAAGTTACGTTTGTTTGATATTCAAAGTAAGTAATTACTCCGCTTTCTGATTTACCTATGTACATATTAGGATTGGATTCAAAACCGGTATATGCACCAGGAACTCCAACTGCTCGGATAAGACCATCTGGGGCATACCAAAACCAACCCTCATATTGTGGATTTCCATTACTAAGGTATACTTGAGTTCCTACTCCTAGTGTTTCATTCTTCGCCCAATGCATGTAGTTTCCGGCGTTAGTGATGTTGTCACTTTGAGGATTACATCCTTCAGGATCTGCTAACAAATATGCGGACATATCATCCCATTCACATTTAGCATTTTCAGCACTAGGACCTAGTCTAATATCGTTCAACTGAACTATTGGGTTTTGTTGACATTGTGTTTTAATACGCCATTGATAAATTATTAAAGTATTGTTAGTTTGGCCAATTGCCACGGGATTTACTTCTAGAGATGATATTTGTTCCATACCTGTAATAGTTATAGTCGATCCACTTAGGTCACCGTATGCAGTGCCTGAGCCTGTGCTGCCAGTTTCTAAGTAGGCTCCTCTTTCTAAACCTACTGTAAAGAATTTACCATTGTTCATCTCGACTACTACACCAAGGTTAGTAGACTCTGCAAGTTCTTGGATTCTTTGTTGGTTGTAAGCACTAAGGTCGTTGATTTGAAATGTTACAGATTGTTTAAAGGCTATGATACCACCCATCTGATTAATCTCGTAGGTTTCTGTAAAGTTACCTGTTCCTTGATCTGCTTCTATCGTTAACCATGTTGCATTAGATGGATCGAATCTTACGACTATACCTGTAGTGTATTGAAGTACATAACCTGTTATAGTTTGTTCCGAGATATAGATGTTCTTAATACCTCCTAGGTTATTGTTACAACCTTTACTTATTCCTTGTGTTATATTGCTGCAACTCATATTATATTGGTTGGTATGATCCGATTAGTCTTGTGTTAATAGATGTAGTATAACCTGGTTCTGATACACCAGGATCGTCGAAATCGTTAACTACAATAAAGTTAATTATACTAGGATCTAGTTGTAAGCCGTTCCATTGGCATTCATACTCAAACGGTACTCCTATTTCGGCTTCTGTAGGGAATGTTGAGAATGTAGGTTGTATAATATCTTGTGGTCGACCATTAGTATAGAGAACTGTTATTACTCTAGGATTAATGAAAGGTACACCTGCACCACTCACTTTAACAGCGGTACCGGTTTCTCTGAATGTCCAGTTGTTAGTATTTGGAGTTAAGATTCTATAGAAGTTAAATGGATCGTCCTGTCTCATACCATTTAAAGTATCTATTCTTGTATTAGGATACTTCTGAGGACTTTGTTGAGTGTCTGGTGTAAAGGTTTGTTCTTGTGTAGATAGAACGTCTAAGACCAAATCAGCTTCTGGGAAATAAGGTGTAATACAATTATTAAGTGCTTGTGGTATTTCAATCTCTAGTGTTGCGGTCATACCTGCAACAGAGTCTTGAAACCTTTCTTTGAATGGTGTTAGTTGAACATTAAGAGTTAAGTCAAACTTCTTTAGAGGTGATCGAAACCTTAGGTAAGCAAGTATATCATCAATATATTGTTGACACTCTGATTGCACTTTAAGATAGTTATAGTAAGTATTGTTTGGATCTTCTTGTACTACATCCATACTTATTAGGTTCCATCTATAAGTTATAGTCTGGCCATTACGACTTCCCTGTGTAGGGTTAAGGTATATGTAAGGATAGTCTACTGTGTGAGGACTAGTGCTATCAGTCGCTACTGTTTTAATATCTGTGATAGCTCCATACCCGAAGTCTCTAAGGATACGATGTTCTTTAACCGCTTGGGCTACACTATCTACTACGTCTTTGTAAGTCATACTTTCTCTTTTGTTCTAATCTTTTTTGTTCTTCTTCTAGAGCTCTCTCTTTTTGTAGAGCCATAAAGTTAAGAATCTTTTTAAGAGGTTGTTCTGTAACCTCATCTAATTTAAGTACATCGTCTTTTGCTAAGCCAACGATTACTCTATACCAACTTCTAGCAAGATGTAATCTTTCTAAGTGTGTGTGGTCGTTACCTTCTATATCGATATCATTAATACCAAATAAGAGTTTATATTGTCTATAAGTAAAGATACGATATTCTGCAAACTTGTCAATTGCCCATAGGGCTTCATCTGCATAACGTGTATTTACTTCGAGTAGTTTGATCATATCCTGTAAATGTAAGTT